ATGCGCGCTGGACTTAAGTCGTTCACTAAAACTTGGGAATACGCAAGTGGTGCGGCACGTATCGCTGGAGATTGTGGAAGCTTCAAGGCGGAATACCTCTTTAAAAATGGAATGGTCGCAAATAGCGAAGAAGAGGCTTGTAAAATACTCGAGCATTTAGAATCTCGTGCAATGGCTTAATTATGAATAAATATGCAATTCTCTTACTTTCAGCGTCAACCGCATTCGCTACAATCGATGGCGATAGGGCCGACTTAAATGTAGACGAAATCGACGTCCTCAAACCTCATCGCCTGGTGTACGACTCTTGTCCGTATGCTCACGATATCATCGCAGCGACCATCATCATGGAAGCGGGTGGTGAATATCACGTTGGTGCACTTGAAGGTGTCTATGAGGTAATAATGAATCGCGCCGAAAAGCGTAATAAGACTCCAGCACAGGTGTGTCTACAAAGAAAGCAATTCTCCTGTTGGAATGGAAAGGCCGATGGTATAAAGGCGTTGGAAGATACGATCGCTCAAGCGAAAAAGCATCCACGTTGGAAAATCGCAGTAAACGTTATTGGCACTCAAACGAATTACACTAAAGGCGCTGACCACTACTATGCTGATTACATCGCCGAGCCGTACTGGGCCTCGAGTATGAAAAGGACTGTGAAGATCGGCAAACACATATTCTTTAAATAAACTATTTACATTCACTCAAACTTAGATTATAATTAACTTATGAAAACATTCGGATACATCATACTAGCACTTAACATTGGTATTATACCAATCAACTACCTCGCAGGAAATCTAACGTCTTCCTCTTTAATTCTCAACTTATCAATTTCTGCTATTGTACTTTTCCAACTCACCTTTGACAATAAATGATGTATACTAATTCAAACAGACATCGTATGGGCACACACCAAACTAAAGTCAATAAACTTAAAGAAGGTGACGACATCTTATATTCTTGTGGCGACATGGTAGGTAGCGGCACAGTGTTTCAAATTAAAGAAACCGAAATCATTGTACAAACTGGAAACGGTGGACGAGGATTAGAGTACATAAATAAGTCTCAAGTCCTTTTTAAATAAGAGTGTACAAATAATTCAATCTGTAGTATAATAGTATCTATGAAAATTAAAACAAGAAAATTTCAAAAGAATGGCCAAGTAGCAGCTACCGACGATAAGTACACAGGATTCGAACCCTCGTGGGCTAACGTCAACACTAAAGAAGCATACGATAAAAAACTATCGTCTGCTCTTAACTTTTATAACTACTACCTTGATCGCGATGACTACATCCCAATCATTCATGACTATATGCTTACTCAAGGATATGATCAGAAGGAGTGTAAGCTTATCCAAAAGGTGCCTAAAACTGCAGGTGAAGTAATGATTACTGGTAAGCTATGTCGAATGTTTAACATGGGCGCGCCAGACTATTATAACTATAAAAAAGTTGTAAAGACTAACATCAGCCTAATGCTTAATCAAGCCGAATTGGTAAAAGAAACTAAAAAGGCGGTTGATCCTAACGCTAAGCCAAAGCCCAACGTTCATGAAATCATGAAAGAAAAGGTAAGGAACACTATATTATGCGAACTCGAAAGTATGCTTGACACATGGTGCACAAGCGACACAAAGGTAGTTAAGTTTCCATTGGCCACTGTTATGCGTGGTGAAAACATTCCAGTTTCAGCGACAGGTGAAGTCAAACAATGGTTGACTAAACAGCGCAATGAGTATAACGAAGCTTTTGAAAAGACGTGCGATCAAATGGTCGAAGGATATTCTTATCTAGGTAAGCCAGGATTGCGTAATCGTATCAAAGCGCTTGATGATATGCTAAATGAATTAGTACTCTATAAGTCAAGTAAAGCTTCAGCCCGTAAACCGCGTGTCAAGAAGCCTAAATCGGCGATCAAGCAAATCCAAAGGTTGAAATACCTAAAAGAATCGAAAGATCATGCGATACAATCATGTGATCCTACACGAATTATCGGTGCGAATAAATTCTTTGCCTTTAATACGAAGTATCGTAGACTCACTGTGTTCAACGCTAATAATCGCGATGGCTTTACAGTAAGTGGTACGTCAATTAAAAACTTTGATGAAACAACCTCTTTTGCTCTTACACTACGTAAGCCAGAGGACTACCTTCCAATCATCGCTGCAAGGACAGAAAAACAAATTGAGAAAGCGCTCAATGAGTTAAAGACAAAGCGTAAATCCGCGAATGGTAGGATTAACCAAGACACCATTTTAATAAGAGCGCTATGAGTAAAAAACAAGCGGTGGTAATTAAACCATCAATCACAAAAGAAGAATTACGTTTACAAGTTGAAAAGCTAGTGTCACACGATGGAATGGCTTACACTGAAGCTATTATTGAAATATGCGAAAGAAAGCAAATCGATCCAGCCGACATGGCTAAGCTTGTAAAAGGGCCTCTGAAACTTAAGCTAGAAGTCGAAGCGATGGATAGGAATATCATTAAACGTACGACTAGCACACTTTTTTAATGGATGGCTATCAAACATATCAGATTTATCAGTCTCTTAAACTACACTTTACATCTGACTACGACGCAGTAAAGTATAACTATAGAACTGCGGTCAAGCGTGACACCTTTGAACGTCGTCGCGATAGATACTTTTTCGAGAAACTCTCTCGAAGATTCAATAAGGAAAAACTAATACACTACTTCACATCTAATCTTATTCAAAATCCAAGTGTTTGGATTGGCGATATGACTGATGAAATATATAATGCTTATATCGCACGGTACGACAAGTTAACATATATGTTATCCCAAGATATGAACCTAATGAGTGATAAAGGGTATTCGTTTGACCAATTATGTACAACCTCTGACGACAACACAACTAACGTCTTTCTTGAATCACTCAGGACTGACGAGATTCATCTTGAATCTGTGGTGTTAGTGGATATAATGGTCAACTTCCTTAACCGCCTGAAGAGTGATCTGAGTGATCCTCTAGGTATAAATAAAGACTTGATTGATTTGTTATTAAAATACAAGTTGATCATGCTGCAAAGTCCATTGCCTCATAACAAGCTGAAAGAAAAGGTGCTAAACACCTTTACAAATAAGTAAACTTAGGGTAATATAGACTCTGACAGTAATTAATAATACAATGCAATACTAAAAAAATACAAAAATAATATGTCGTTCGCAAATATGAAACAAAATCGCAATGATGCGATTTCTAAACTAGTAGCAGCTTCCGCTGGTACTAACGAAAAGAAGAGCTACGGTGATGACCGAATGTGGAAACCCACTGTAGACAAAGCAGGTAATGGCTATGCCGTTATTCGCTTCCTACCCGCAGGAGAAGGTGAAGAGCTTCCGTGGGTACGTTACTGGGATCATGGATTCAAAGGATCTACTGGTCGTTGGTATATCGAAAAGTCTTTGACTTCCATCGGTCAACAAGATCCTGTATCTGAACTCAACTCACAGTTGTGGAACTCAGGTCGTGATGAAGACAAGGAAACAGCACGTCAGCGTAAGCGTCGTCTACACCATGTCTCCAATATTCTTGTTGTCTCTGATTCTGCTAATCCTGAAAATGAAGGTAAGGTATTCCTTTATGAGTATGGTAAGAAAATCATGGACAAGATCATGGATGTAATGCAACCTCAGTTTGCGGATGAAACTCCAGTCAATCCATTTGACTTTTGGGGTGGTGCAAACTTCAAGCTTAAGATTCGTCAAGTTGAAGGATATCGTAACTACGATAAGTCTGAATTCGACAGCGCAGTAGCGCTATTCGATGGTGATGAAGCACAGCTCGAAGAGGTATACAACAAGCTCTATAAGCTAAGTGAATTCACTGATGCTGAAAGCTATAAAGAATACGGTGAATTGAAAAAGAAACTGTATGAAGTAATCGGTGAAGCTGAAGTTGCAACAGGATTTACGCCTGCGCAAACAGTTGAAATGAATACTACAAAGGAGCCGGTGACGCCCAATTCGGTTGAGTCTTCAATGGACGAGGTAGGCCCGACGAGCTCTAGCGAAGGTGGTGCAGGTGATTCTGATGAGGATACACTAAGCTACTTTGCTAAGTTAGCATCGTCTTAATAGTAGGGTTGAGCCAAATCCTAACGGTTCGAAGGAGTGGTCTTTATGGCCACTCCTTTTTTATGCGTCTATTGCAAGGCCGCTTGACCTAATCCCATTGTTCTATCTACGTGTGAATTCTGATTGGTTGAAGTACTTACAATATTGCTATTGGTTGTCGACGCGTCAGTTGTACTAATTATAGGCGTAATGTTAACCTTTGCCTCTTTCGCGTCAAGTGTGTCATTCTGTGTTGCTTCCATTTGTGCACCAGTTGTAGCACGCGCCGCATCAATGTTAGCGGTGTTCGCATCTGCCGCAGCAAGTTTAGCGTCCACTTGCATATCTATCCCTTCAACTTCTTTTCGAAGCTCGGCTATTCTTTCTCTTCTATTAAATCGAAATCCAACCATCCCACCTAACTCATCGCCTTTATTAAGCTCCCTTATTTGATGCGCCAATTCCTCTTCAAGTTCTCTCTTCTCTTTCAAAAGCTCTACAGAGCTGAGATGATTTGCTGGCTGCTTCTTTTGCTCCTGCGCCTTTTTATATCCTTCAGCGCCCAGCGCCAGTCTCTCAGTGAAAGCGTCATTGAAGCTATCTCCGCCAGGAGTAGCCGCCGCTTTAACACCGGCTATTAGTGCTGGTACGAAGTCGGTAAACAGCGTTGAGAAAAATTCTGCCATCATGCCAAAACCTTCTTCAATCATTTCTCTAATACTAAAGCTATCTAACCACTCTGATAAACCTTCAAATCCTAATTTTTCTGC